AATAAATAGCATGAGCCATTCTAATAATACCCCTTACACTAACAAGATATTTATCAAAATTATCATTGTTTTCATACGCAAAATCTAACTTTAAATTTTCTCTTTGGAAAATTTGTGAACCTTGAGCAAAATCACCAACAACAAATGAACCAGCAGCCATTTTATTATTTAAATAAACCGGTATACCATTAATCCTTAAAAATCCGTCACTTGACACAACTGAATTACCTCTTAAATACTCGTTAGTAGTATCTTTCAAGAGATACAGTTTATGGAAGTCTGTAGGATTTAAAATTATCCCATTTGCTGCATAATTTGCTAAAGCAAGTTGATTAGCAGAAACAATTAAACAATCTAACTCTTGTGCAGATTCTATTGCGTTTGCAAATCCACCTGCTGCAAAAGAAGTACCACCATTGATCAAACCTAATTGATTTGGTGAAACACCAGAACCATTTAGTAATTGATCGTCCACTACTGTCATAATTTTAGCAGGTAACCTTTGTGAAAGGTATGCCTGTAAACCAGGTGTATCATCTAGCATCTCTTGAGAGATAGTCATGACAGCACTTGTTTTTTGTACAATAGCGTCAGCGGCTGTTAATTGAAACTCTGAATCTGTTGGTGCTGAACCTTCTGCAACATTAGCTGCATTGTCAGTATAAGCAGATTCTTTTACATATCTAATTACATTAGATGTTGTACTAGCAACCGGTATGATATTCATCATATTGGTCACATTTGCAGGGTCTCTTTTGATTCCAGCAACTCTTTCAACACCTGTTACATCTCTTGATGAACTAGCACCAGAGAAATCAGATGAAATTAAAACATCTGCTTTGACATCAAAAGAGGCATTGTTTGAATTACCTGCTTTCATAGATTTGAATGATTCACTATTTTCAAGTGCATCTCCAAATATTTCTGATTTAGTTTTATAAACTCCATTGAAATTATCTTTTTTATTTTCTACTTCAATCTTGTCTAGTCTTTCAACCATATCAGAGTGTTTCTCTACGAGATTCTTAACCTCGCCAGAAACTACAGAATCGATTTCTTTGTTTACGTTATCTTTGAGAGCATTGGAACTTTTCTCAATTTTCTCATCAATTACATTACAAATATCATCTATCTGCTTTTTTAAATTCTCATCCATTATTATTAAGATTTTAAATTGTTAAACATATAATTAATAATTGAATTTGAGTCATTTTCATCTTTCTTAGTTTCTATGTGTGCATTACCACGAGATAGCTCCTTATCTGATTGGTGTGTATTATTACGAGCAATCAAAGATTTTAAAACTTCTAATTCATATTCGACTAAATAACCAAGATCATCCGTAATATTTCCTTTACGTATAAATTTAATTAAATTGTCAAATCTCTTTGTGTAATAGTCAATCTTTTCAGATTCTCCTTTTACCTCTAATATTTTTGCTTCATCATTTGCTGCTAGTGTGACAGCAGAAATTTCAAAAAGTTTTACTTCTGTAATAACTCTATTACCTTGGTCATTCATTTCTTTTTCTATTGGCATGATACCTACACTATTTTCATCTATCACTTTATATTCCATAAGTTCAAGAATTTCTTTACCAAATGTTGTTTTTGGTACTTCCGCTACAAAAGCTAAACCTTTGTCGTCCTCATAAAGTTCTCTCATCTTCCCAATGGGTTTTGTTATATCGTGTTGATATAAATACTTTACTCTATTACCATTATTTTTTAATGTTCTAGTATAAGCACCTTTTTCTATGATATCTTTATCTGAATCTAAATTTCCAAATATTGAACCATATCCTTTAACAACACCTAGCTTATGATCTATGTCATGAATTTGACCTCCTTTAAATAATATCTTTTTCATATTTTTTTTTACCATCAAAATTAATACATTTTTTTATTACATGTTTAATCTTGTTTTATAATAGGAAATGATATACACTTACAGTTTATAACTTCACTTGCGGCAGCCCCTAACGAAGTATCTGCAGGAAACATTAAAAATGAATTACCAACAGCATATGGTTTATTTTCTGGTATAGGGTTTTTACCATAATATACAGTTGCTCTTGAATGTGTATCTCTTATGTTACGACCACCTGCAATCCATTTTTTTAATAAGTTGTCTGAACCAAAAGCATCACGCGCAGAAAGTGATATAGCATTATTAGCTGCTGCTGTAGTTTCTGTATTAACAACACGTCTTGCCATCCACCTTGATTTAAATTTTAATGTTTTACTTATTTCTTTTACTCTTTGATCTAAACCAAGTGACATAAACTCTTCTTTTGCAACTAAATCACGTAATACTTTTTTTAAAGTGTTTATACCTACTCCACTTATTGATGTAACTTCTTTTGCAGTAACAAGGTAATTTGTTCTCTGTATTGCGTATTTATCCATACCTTCCAATATTGTTGCCTCTAAATTTTGTAAATCTCTTTGACTTATTCTTTGATTATCCTCTATCCTTAATATCAATCGTTCTACTTCTGATCTATTTAGTTTTTGGATAAACATATTAAAGTTTTTTCTATACCACATATAGAAACG